AAAGGCTTCCACGATGATATTTGGATTGCAAGTTTAGAAAATAAACTTAGAAACTCTAAAGATTCGGTGGTAATTTCAGATTGTCGTTTTCCTAATGAAATTAAATCTATACGAGATGCCGGTGGTATTATTGTATGGGTAAAACGTGGCGCATTACCTGAATGGTACGAATGGGCATTGAATGCAAATCGGGGCGAGACAGGTAATATGTCTTGGGCAACCAGCAAGCATAATTTAGAAAAAGCGAGAATTCATGCTAGTGAAACTGCTTGGGTCGGTACTAAGTTTGATCACGAATTGGATAATGATTCTACTATTGATGAATTATATAGTAAAATTAGAAATCTGGTACAAGATCCCCCTGACGCCAACGAACGCCCTCTTTATGTAGGACTCTCTGACAGTTTGCACATACAGTCTTAAGATTATTTGGCCGACAATTGTTTAAATTTTCGTCTATATGATAAACATCAAACTGTTCTGGATGTTTACTGGTGTAACCACATTTATCACACTTGGATAATTTTTTATATCCCGCTCTATACCATTTTGGTATAACATCATCATTGCCGTAAAGACAGGTTTCACACTTACTTCTATAGTAAGTTTTACCATTTTTATGGTAATTAACTGCTGCGGGCCGTAAACCACACTTACATAAGGGTCTCATAAAAATATTTACCCTTTTTGGCCCCTTTTCTTCTGGTTGTAAGCTACCGTTTTTTCAAAATGGCAATAAATATATTAGAGTATTTAATACCGGGAGATTTATCAGATGGCAACATTAAATTCACCAGGCGCATCAGTAACCGTCATTGACGAAAGTTTCTATACGCCAGCAGAGCCAGGTACAGTTCCACTAATAGTAGTGGCTACCGGACAGAATAAAACAAATGGCGCAGGCACAGGCACAGCCGTAGCGACCACAAAAGCAAATGCAGGTAAAGCATTTAAAATTACCAGTCAAAGAGACTTAGTTGATAACTATGGGGTTCCTTTCTTTGAAAAAACAGTAAGTGGAACACCAGTACATGGATCTGAAAGAAACGAATACGGTCTTTTATCAGCGTACAGCTTATTAGGTGTATCCAATGCTGCTTTTATTGTAAGAGCAGACATTGATTTAACTCAGCTTGCTGGAAGCACAACAGCCCCGGGAGCGAACCCTGACAATGGTGACTGGTGGTTAGATACTGCCAACACCGCATGGGGTATTTTTGAATGGAATGGAAACGCAGCCAGCACAACAGGCGGTCAGAAATTTGCATCAAAGACTCCAATTGTGTTAACATCAGATGATAACGTTAATCTTGAAAATAGTGGTTCATATGGTCGTGCTCCAAAATCAAGTGTTGGAGTTCCGGGCGACTATGCTGTAGTTGCAGAAATGAATGAGACCTACACTGTTGATAAAGAATCTGTAAAGATTTTTTATAAGAGAGATACCACTTTATTAGGTGGCGATGCTTGGGTACTAGTTGGTTCTACTGCATGGGCTGCTAGTCATGCTACAGTAAAAAGTACAGTAACAAGCCCATCAATTACAGCTGGACAAACATTTTTAATTAACGGTGTAACTGTAACAGCTACTGGCACTGATGCAACATCTTTAGTAACAGCAATTAATGCACTTAACATCAACGGCGTAACCGCAGCAAAAAGCTTTGATAGAGTATATCTATACACAGATGCTACTAACGACGATAATGTTGGCGATTCTGCTAGATCAAATGCAATTATTATTGCCAGTGGCGGCGGAAATTCTGGAACAATCTTAACAGACGTTGGACTTACTGCTGGTACCTACTACGGTCCACAGTTACAAATGAGTCCACATACACAGGTTCCTGAATTTAGATCAGACGACACAAATCCACGACCAAGCGGTAGTGTATGGATCAAAACAACAGAACCAAATATTGGATCTCGTTGGAGATTAAAACAATGGAGCAGCGGTACAAGTCTATGGACTGCTAAAGAATCTCCATTATATGCAACAACACATGCAGCTATTTTTAATTTAGATAGAACAGGCGGTGGCACAAATATTCCGGTCGATACAGCATTTATTCAATATAATTCAACAGAAGATTTTGGATACGATAACACTCCACAGACAGCAACTTTCCGTGTATGGAAAAGAAAAGTTGCTGGACAAACTAGAGTAGTATCTGCTCCTGTTGCAGCAAATACATTTATAGCTGGAACAAATACTTTTACTATTCGAGAAATGGTAAAAGGTCAGTTAGCTCTTGACACAGCAAAAACTGTAACATTTACAGCAACCGCGGGTGCTTCTGATTCTGACAGAATCGCTACTGCAATTAATGCTTTAGGATTAACACAGGTTGAAGCAAGTGTAACCAGTGCAAATGAAGTTGTAATTGTCCACAAAACAGGTGGAGATATTAGATTCACCGACGGAACGAATGTTCCATTGGGTAAAATCTTTACAGCATTTAACCAATCGGCATTAACAGGTACAGCTAATTTATATTCTTTAGTTGGTATTGGTACCGGTGGTACTTTCTTAGCAAGTAACTGGTTACCATTGTTTAACGCATCGAATGATTTTAAATCTAAGAGATCTGCGCCGTTAAACGAGCCAGCTGACGGACAACTATGGTTTAATCCTAGTTTCAGCGATGTAGACATTATGACACATAACGGTACATCATGGAAAGGTTACAAAACAGTATTTCCAAATACTGACCCAGCAGGTCCAATTGTTGCAGCTTCAAAACCAACAACACAAAGTGACGGCACTGCATTAGTAGACAATGATTTATGGATTAGTACAGCAGATGCTGAAAACTTCCCAACTATCTACAGATATAATAATAATACTAAGGAATGGGTATTAGTAGATAAAACTGATGATCAATCAGAAGAGGGTGTTGTGTTTGCTGATGCACGTTACGGTTCAAGCGGTGCTACAGGAAACGTAGCAGCAAGTATTGTGACATTGTTAACAAATGATTTTGTTGATCCAGATGCTCCAGATCCAGCAAACTATCCAAGAAGTATTTTGTTATACAACACAAGACGTAGCAGTGGCAACGTTAAAAAATACAGAAATAATTATATCGATACAACTAAAGACAACACACGTTATCTAGGTCAATCTATGGCTGCTTACGCAACTGATCGTTGGGTAACTGCAAGTGGTAATCAAGAAGACGGTAGTGGAACTTTTGGACGCATTGCTCAGCGTCAAGTAGTTGTACAGGCACTTAAAGCTGCTGTCGATACAAGTCAAGAAATTCGCGACGAAGAGCGTCGTAACTTTAATTTAATTGCTTGTCCGGGGTATCCTGAGCTATTAAGCAATCTAGTTAATTTAAATCTTGATCGCGGTGTAACATCATTTGTTCTTGGGGATAGTCCACTAAGACTAACAGCAGATTCAACTAGTTTAACCAACTGGGGAACTAATGCTAACGGTGCATTAGACAACGGTGATAAGGGACTAGTAAGCTACGATGAATACAGTGCAGTTTGGTATCCAAACGGATTCACTACAGATCTAAGCGGTGTGAACGCAGTGGTACCAGCAAGTCACATGATGTTACGTACAATTGCTTTAAGTGATCAAGTAAGTTATCCATGGTTTGCACCAGCTGGTACAAGACGTGGCGGTATTACAAATGCAACAGCAGTTGGTTATATTGATAGATCAACTGGAGAATTCCAACAAGTAGCATTAAACGAAGGACAGCGAGATACATTATATGATATTAAAGTAAATCCAATCGCGTTCTTTAACGGCGTTGGGCATGTTGCATATGGTCAAAAAACTCGTGCAAGAAATGCAAGTGCATTAGATAGAATTAATGTAGCACGTTTAGTAGTTTACCTACGTAGTCAATTAAGTAAATTGGCTCGCCCGTACGTGTTTGAACCAAACGATAAAATTACTCGTGATGAAATCAAACAAGCATGTGACAGTCTATTACTTGAACTAGTAGGTTTAAGAGCAATCTATGACTTCGCAGTTGTGTGTGATGAATCTAATAACACTCCAACTAGAATTGATAGAAATGAGCTTTATGTAGATATTGCAATCGAACCAGTGAAGGCCATTGAGTTTATCTACATTCCATTACGTATCAAAAATACAGGGGAGATTTAATAAATGGCAATTACCTCATTAAACAAATACACAGTACCGTTAGCTAGTAATCAATCTAGCTCTACGCAAGGTCTGTTAATGCCAAAACTCAAGTATCGCTTTAGAGTGATACTACAAGGATTTGGTGCAACTGGTTCTATTTCAACAGAACTGACCAAGCAGGTAATGGACATTACTAGACCAAAAGTTAGTTTTGAAGAAATGGAAATTCCTGTATACAATTCTAAAGTTTATCTAGCAGGAAAGTATACTTGGGAAACAATGACATTAACTTTAAGAGATGATGCTAGTGGCAACGTTCAACGTCTAGTTGGCGAGCAAATTCAGAAACAATTTGACTTTATGGAGCAAGCCGCAGCACGTTCTGGTATTGACTATAAGTTTACAACTAAGATTGAAATCTTAGATGGCGGCAATGGTGCAAGTGCTCCAACTACTTTAGAAACTTTTGAAGTATACGGTTGCTTTATTCAAAACGCAGATTACGGCGAGATGAATTACGGAACTAACGAACCTGCAACAGTAGCATTAACTATTAGATTTGATAATGCCGTACAATACAAAGGCGGTCAGATCGACGGTATTGGTCGTGCAATTGGTCAGCGTGTTGCTGCTGGCGCTGGAAGTACTGGCGGTGGTTCAGCAACAGTTGGTTAATTAAGACTGTAGCAATAATAAAAAGCCCAGAGCAACTTCTGGGCTTTTTTATTCAATAAATAAATGTATGGCAAATAAATTCACACGTTTCTTAAATGGTATTGTTAACGGAGCAACAAATCCAAAAGGCAACATGGCCAACTGGAGGCATGCTACTCGAATCTTTGTTGATAATAACTATGCATTGGCGCCAAGAACAAAATTCATGTTCTTTGTGCAATTTAATATTAGTAATGAAGCAGTTGGCGCGACCTCATTTAATGAAAGACACAGCGGAGAAGTAGGTCTATTAGTAAAAACTGCAGATTTACCAAAATATGCTTTTGATCAAGTTATTAAAAATCAATATAATAGAAAAAAGATTTTATATAAACAAATTAACTATGAACCTATAACTATTACTCTTCACGATGATAATACTGGTGTTGTTAATGCTATGTGGGCATTATATTACGGAACCCATATTGCTGATAGATTAGCACCGACTGCTGCATATACCACTGATCATTATCGTCCTGCTGCTCAAGACATGGAGAATTATAATTATGGAATGGATAATCGATATTTTTCTCCCTTTTTTAATAGTATTTCAATTTATACAATGAGTCGTCGAAGATACAACGGATATACATTAATTAATCCAAGAATTACAAATTGGTCGCACGGCAATCTTTCCTATGCAGAAAGTGGAACTGCAGAAAGTCAAATGACTCTTTCATATGAAGCTGTTCAATATAGTTCTGGTCAAGTATTTCAAGATGTTCCAGATGGTTTTGCCAAAGGTGCATACTATGACTTGGTACCTAGTCCGTTAAGTGTTGCTGGCGGTGGCGTCAGTAATTTGTTTGGCGATGGCGGAGTTTTATCAGGAATGGAATCAGTATTTGGAGATGTATCAAAAGGCAATATTTTTACTAAAAAAGGCGGATTTTTAAATACCGCTATTGCCGCAATTAATACTGCAAAAAATCTAAGTAATTTGACTAAAGAAGGTTTAGCAGCAGAATTTGCAAATATTTTATCATCACCCGGAGGATTTGATGCTGCCGTTAATACCGTAGGAGGTATTGTTGG